TACATTAGGAGCTTTATCACTTCCATCAGAAAAGTTAATAATCCACCTTCCTGCGTTATCGGTGCTGCCATGTTTGTTGTTTATCCTGCGAACTAAAGCTCTTTGCTCCTCGTCAGTCGGGATTCCGTTGTTAAAGTTTAAAATTCCACCAAAGAAAAAGTTGTTTTGAAGGTTTGCTCTGTGAAAATTTGCTACTTCAACATCACTTTCAATATAGGGAATAGCTCCAATGTAATCAGGTAAAGGATAAGTATTTAAATTCGGTCTGTATTCTCTGTAATAAAGAATCTGTACACCTTCTCTCTTCTCAGGATTGAATGCGTCAAACTCGGTCACTTTCGGACGATAGTCTGCCCAATCATCTGAGTAGTAAAACGAAGTATTATCTACATTTGAACGGATTTTAGCAAAATCCATGTGATAAACTTGCGCCACCTTACCGCTTAACTTAGACCATACAATTTGAAGTGCATAGCCTCCGTATAATCTCTTATCTAAAACAGTCTTGTTAAATATATCACTTAGAGTTTCAAATGTATTTGGACGTACTAAAAACGCCTGAGCTTTTATTGCTTGTTCAGTAACTAAACCTTCCTTAATTTTTAATCCACGTCCGTAAGTGTATTTCTGTTTAGCCGTTAAAATAGCGTTGTGTTTAGCTGACCTATTAAATAGATTAACTAAGTATTGAGGGTAGTTGTTATCCTCGCCATAGTTTACATAGTCCTTATTCTTGTCCTTTTCAAAAACTGGAACTGTGTAAGTGCTAACTGGTTCGTTATAAAAAACAAATTTGCTTTTACTGTCTGTCATAAGTTATAATTTCAATATCAGGATTATAAGTAGTTACTGTAAGTTCATTGAATCCGTACAAAATCTTGCCACGTTCTAAAAGTAGTTCATTTGTGTTTGGTTCTGATTGATTCTCAAAACGTGTATAGATATAGTATTCGTAGTTTCCAGTATCTTTTAAATATACTTTCCCAAGTTCTAAGTCTTCATCTTCTGAATTTACAACTAATTCAACGTTAAAGTTATCTATTCTCGGATAGTAAATATTTAAGTTCGTTACATAAACCCATTTAGTTTGCTTAGTTACTTGCGAATAAATACCGAAATAGCCTTCTATAAACTTAGTCACATTCCCAGCATTCGGGATTGTAATGTTTTCGCTGGCAGTTGCAAATACTTCGTTAAGTCCTAATTCAAGATGAATCATATATCTATATATTAAAATCGCAAAAAGTTATAAAATAGAAAAGGCAGCCATTTCTGACTGCCCAATCTAACTATGAAAAAACCCTACTTGAAGCTACAAAATATTATCCTTCAATATTAAAACAACCCTGAGCAACTACTTGCGCTGGCTGTGCTTCCATACCAGTCAAAGTTAATTGAACTCCGTTGAAATCACCCATTGCAGCTCCACTTGTATGTGAACCTGCACTAACTTCTAAGCCATTCACTTCTCCAAGTAACCAAAAAGTTCCATCTTTCTTCTCAATGATAGTTAATAATCTTGCTTGAGCTAAAGTGTACCATTTATTTCTCTGAGCTTGGCTCATTTTAGCAAAGTTTGCCACTACTGTTTGAGTGTAGAAAACTGTTCCGTTTGCTGGTGTTGAAGTAATTTCTTCTGTGAATGAGTCAGCCGCTTGCGGCATTAACTCATACTTGTAGAAACTAATACTTGCAATCTCAGAAATCCCACCACTTACTGAACTTGTGATAATTGCATTTATTGGGGTATTATCTGCAAAATAAATATTTTTTAAACCTCCTACTGCATCTTTGCAATCTAAGGTATATCCTGCTGTTACTGCACACGCCATTTTTTTATTCTCCTTATATTTTTATAAAAAGAGGGTAAGGCTTGAACTCTCAAACCCCACCCCCTCTTAAGTTATTAATTAAGCACCTACGAAATAAACAATCTCAGCAGGGAATGCGATTTGAACACCAGCTTTGAACTCAACTACATAGCGAACTTCCATTGCTTCTTGAGCCCAGAACAATTCAAACTTAGACTCTTCGCCTAATACGTCACAACCAAAGAACATGTTACTTGTTCTTAAAGCATAGATTCTGCCAGTACCGTTCAATCCGTTTACACCTACTACCTTAATGTTAGTACCCGGCATAGTGATTTCAAAGTTTGCGCTTGAACCATCTGTGTTATAGTGGAACAAATTAGCATTAGTTAAAGCTAATTGGTAAGTTCTGAAAGTGTCAATACCGCAGAAAATAACTGTATCAGCTTTGTCAACTAAAGCAGCAGGAATAGCTCTGAAAACACCTTGCAAAATGTTAATCACGTTTGAAGTTGTAATGCCACCAGTTGCTGAGTAAGGCGCACCAGTCATGTAAGCTGAACTGTTAGCAGCAATAGCACTTCCTGAAACTGAAGTTACCAATTTAATCATACCATCAAATTGAGCTAAGCTATTGTCACCTGAAGTGGTGTCACCTTGCCAGAAAGCTCTTTCTAAGTTTTGTGCAATTAAACCAGCTTTTAAATCTGTGTACTGTTGTTCAAATGGAATAGTTTTAGGATTAGAACCGTTTGGTAAAGCTAATTGCAACCAAGTTGTTTCTAATGTTTTTGGACATAATGATTCGTGAACTCTGATTGGAGAAACAGACATAGTTCTCTTTGTGAAAGTTGTAGTGCCTGAAGCTAAGAAACCGCAAGAAGTACCTGATTGGAATACAGCGTCAGTATCCAACAAGTTAACTTGCATAGAAGATTTTACATTTGGCATTTTAGTTGCCAAAGAAATTGATTTTGCAGAGAATAAAGACTTAGTCAATAATTCTCTTTCGTTGGCTTTTACATAGCCAGTGATAGTACCTACCGAGAATGCCATTTTTTATTTATTTAATATGTTTAAAATTTCGTCTAATTTGTTGTATTGGTTGTCTTTTTCAGCTTTGAAATTAACATTGATAGCTTTGGTTTCAATAACCTCTGAAGGCGCATCTGCTAACTTTTCTACGATTTCAACTAACTTAGAAAAAGCCTCTTTTTGTGAGTTCATTTTCTCTTCAGTAGTTCCCATCTTTTCAGCAATCTTAGCTTCTAATGCTGCAACCATTTCTTCCATTTTAGCAACCTTAGCTTCCATAGCCGAAAGCATTTCTTCAACTTTAGTTTCTGCTGCCTCAATCTCTATTTCAATTGGTGCTTCAGGAGTTTCAGCTGGTGCTTCAGGTAAAACTAATGCAGTTACTTTTCCGTTTTCAACTGTGATTTTTCTACCATCTTGTAACTCGTGTTCGCCATCTGGTGCAGGAACTTCTCCTGATTCACTAACTACTACTACACTTGTTCCCTCAGCTAATGGACCTTCCCACTTAATGATGGTAATTCCATCTGCTAACTTTGCCTCTTCAAAAGACATTGTATCTTCTGAGAAGATTTCTTTTAACTTTGTCAAAAGTTCTTTTACGTCGCTCATATTATTTGTATATATATTTTGTTTGTTCAATTTTAATTTATCAACAAGGGCAATAGCTTGTTCTACATTACTAACTAATTCAACTTTTCTATCTGTGAATAATCCCTCAACTGAAAAGCCTTTGAACTTTCCTGACTTGATATAGTCATTCCATATCTCCTCGTTATCTACCTTGCATGAAATAAACCAACTGCCATCGGGTAAATCTTCAAAGCCTTCTGGTGCTTTAATACCTCGCATTGAATCAATAATAAAAGACTCAATCAAGTAAACCCCATCAGCTAACATGTTCTTCTTATGCTGCAGATTGAAGTTGCTGTTGTATTGGTTTTTAAAATAACGCTCAACTATTTTTTGAATCGTACTCTTAGTAAAAACTACGTTGTATTCCTCGCCATCTTTTCCCCTTCTGTATATTGGCTGGTCTGGAATCATAGCTGGTCCTGAGATTATTTGTTTGTCCGTAGTCTTAAAACTAAATCCTTTCTTTTCCCACTTAGCATAACAAACTGCTGCTGCTTGTTCTTGCTCCATTCCTCCATCAATTTCAACGGCTATGCATCTACTAACAAACTCGTTTTCTGACTCTCCTGCTTTTGGTTCAACTACAAAGTCAATCTGTTGAAGTTTTCTACTTGCCCACTCTATTCCTTCATCGCCTCCCCAAGCTAACCACATCAACGCTCCGCAGTCTTCTTTCGGGTCGCCCTTAGAATTTTCTCTGTGACGTTCAAAGCCTGACATCCTCGCAATCGTTTCTCTACTGATATTCTCTCCGTTTGCTAATTGGTTGGCTCTTGTCCATCCAACTGGAGTTCCGCAATCTAACTTGTATTTGTCTCTAAGTTCTAATGCTCTTTTTGCGTTTTCACTCGCTGCTTTAGGATAGTCGCTATAAGTTTCAAATTCACTCTTAAAAGCTACCCAGTCGTATTCAATTGCAGGCGCATCTACTAAAGCTATAAAGTCAACTCCAGTTTCTTCGTCTTCGTTTATAAGTAGTTCGTATAAAGGTATTTTAGCCATATATTTAGATAGTTTATTTTAATTAAGTTTTAACCTATAACCGCCTTTGCTTTGATAGCATCAACTTTCTTTTGAGTGTTAGTGATGTCGGTTTCAGTTACATAGACTTTTGTTGCTCCAGTATTGTTCACGTCTAAAGGTGTTGAGTTGTCTATACGTGTAAATGAACTTGAAGGACGTGTCATTGGTGGAGCTGAAGGAACAGAACCGCCCGAACCGCCACCACCCGGTACCTGAACAGATAAAATTTTGTTAACTGTTGCCAATCCTGAGGCTATTGCTGCGGCTGCTGCTGCTGCTCCTAAAGCTGGTCCTACTACTGGAACTCCTGCTAAACTTGCATACGCACTCTGAGCAGCCTTATACGTATCAATCGTTGTAGCTGCAATTGCTAAAGCTTTCCCTTCTGCGGTTGTTTCACCTAATAAACTTGCAAATGTTTTCAAAGTATTGGATGCTGAGTCTAAGGCCTTAGCTCTATTGGCTGCGGTTTCATCGTCTATTTTCTTTTGAGCATCTGCCGCATTCTTTGAAATATCAACTTTCTTTTTAGCTAAGTCTAATTCAATTGATTCGGTATCCTTTGAATATTTTTGAGCGTTCTGAAGTTTGTCGTTTAGCTCTTGTAACTCTAACTCCTGCTGTTGCTTTTTTAGTTCTTGATCCGATAAGTTTTTTTCAAGTAGTAATGCCTGCTGTTTCTTGTAAAAGTTTTCAGTAGCTTTATTTTTATCTTCAAACTCTTTGTCTAATCTTTCCTGCTCCTGCTTTTTTGAATCTTCAATCTCTTTTGCTGCTGCTTTCTCTGCTGCTACCTTCTGATTATTTAGACTTTCAATAGACTTAACTACTTTTCGCCTACGCATTACAGATTCAGCCTCCAATTCGTTTACTCTTGCGATTGCTTCTGCCTCTTGCGCTAAGGCTTCATCACTTGCCGAAGTGAGTTTATTCCTTTGAGCTATGGCATTGGCTCTCTGTTTAGCTATAACTAATTCCTTAGCGGCTAAAGCTTCCTCTCCTGCTGCAACTTGCTGAAGTGCTTTAATCCTATCTTCAAAACTGGCTGTGTCATCCTCCATTAATAGACGAGCCGCAGCCATTTGTTTCTGCTGTTTGCTACGTTCTACCCTTAAACTTCTTTCTGCATCCTCAACACCTTGTAAAATTGCTTCAATTCTTGCAGATTCTTTAGCGGCTTTGGTTGCCTCTGCTGATATTTTCTTAATTTCATCAATTGCGCCAGCTACCTTATCAGTAATATTTTCAACACCTAATCCAACTTTAGCAACTGCATCAGTAGCAACCTTTCCAGCTGCTTTAAATTCGCCTTTAAATAGTAAACTTATTGCATTACCTAAAGCAGGAACTAACTCAATCAACCCCTCAAACCTATTGGTAATATTTTCTTTAATTAAATCAGCAAAATCTTTAAGAGCTTGTTTAGGATTTTCAAATAAACCAATTAAAGCCTCTGCAAATTTTGACAATGAATTTAAAACTACATCAAGTCCAGTCTTTAATCCTGCTAAGGCTGCATCAAATCTATCTGCTCCATCATTGGTTGAAGTAAATGCTTTAAATAAAGTAAAAAGAGTTGCAGCAATAGCGGCTAAAACTGCCCCGATAGGATTAGCTACCAAAGCATACATGGCCTTCCCAGTATCTTTTAACGCTGAGATTACCCCACCAATCGGACCGGGTAAGTCGCTAAAAGTATCTTTAGTTTTCTTTACAGCCTTTGAGGTTTTCTCTGTGGTCTTTTCGGTTTCTTTGAGGTTTTCATTTAATCCCTCTGCGGATTTACTGACTTCATCTATCTGTTCTGCACTATCCCCCGTTTCAACTTTGGTTATTACCTTAACTTCATTTGTTGCCATTCAGTACCTCGTTTTCTGTTTTTATGATTATACTTAATATAGTGGAATCAGCCGAATCAATTAATTTAACTAACTCGGCTAACTCGCATTTTTCAATAAGCTCTTTAAATTTATCCAGCATTTGTGTTGTTATTAAATAGTACTGTCCATACCCCGTTATATGGTACAAACCAAGCGGTGTGTTTTGCTTTTAATTTAAAACTTGAACTTCCTCCTATTGTCTGTCCAGCTATCGGGTAAATATCCAAGTCACCTCCAGCTTGATTGTGAATAATTATAAAAGGATAACCCGTTGTAGGTTTCTGTATTGTCGCATCAGGTAGATAAGTCCGAGATGACCCATCAACTAACCAAATCTTTTGAGCGAAATCGGTGAAAACAAACGTATCGTTAGTGAAAACAATATCAGTATAAGTCTTTTCTCGGTCCTCTAAGAATCCGCTGTTACTTGTTTTGTCTAAATTAGGTAGTAAAATATCAGGCAAGTTTGGCTGCTCAGGTTCAAAAGTCGCATAACCTCCGTTAGTTGTTGTGTTTTCTGCTATGAAATCAGGTGCAACCTTTAGTTTTAAGAACTCTATTTTAACTGGTTCGTTTGAGTTTAGGTCATACTCTACTTGGTGAAGTCGGTAATACTGCTGGTCTATTCGGTAAAAGTTCCTAAATGATAAGTTAGCCAATTGATTAGGGGATAAATGAAAGTACCCACTTACCAACTTGGAATCTTTGTCCGTAATTTCGGTGATTGTTTTAAGCCAATACGAGTTGTAAAGATTAGCGGTAGTGATTGCAGGTGTAGTTCCATAAAAATAAGCCTTTGCAGTTGTGCATTCTAAACTAAAAGTAGGTGCATCAATACTATCAAGCATCCCAGCGTAAGGGTATTCAGTATAGTTATAAGCTACACCACCAGCGTTTAAATTCCATCCCTGAGTAGTTGGCTTTAACCCTCCGTATTGAAGGATTCTAATATTGTAAACGGGTAAATTATCAGAACCAGTTGAAGGGTCTTGAGGTCTTATCTTTGGAATTATCCTATCGTTAGTAGTCGCATCAACTGAAGGTGTTGCACTAAATCCGATTTCAACTACTTTTGAATCACGAATAAAGTCATTATTAATATTGAACTTCTGTTTGCTAAATGGCTCTCTGTAAACCATCTCATAGCGTTGATTGAACTCGTCCGAATCAGATTTATAAGACATTTCAAAAACTCTAAAATCAAGTAACCCCATAGGTTTAATTTCAAGTTCTTGCGATACGTCTAAATATTCTGTAAGGTCAACTAAGGTATTAGTGTAGAATTCATCTCGTGGCTCAATGATTAATTTCTTAGGGTCTATCTTGTCAACTTCAACATAAAGATTGAACATCTTAATTAGATACTGAAGAAACTCAGTTTGTTTTGTCTTTTCGGGAAGTGCTGCTGCTATGTCAATAGTTTGCCCTTCTTGGTAGTTAGCTTGAGGGTTTGAGTAAAAATCAAAACCAGTATCAAATGTTATTGTAAAATTTCTTGCATCTGCTGTAACCCCTAAAATAGTCAATGCCCCATAGTAACATTCAACATAAACTTTATCCCCTGCTTGAATGTCAATTAAACCAGTTTCAATTTTAAGAGGTGAACTTACTCCAGTGCCTGAGGAGGTTCTATAAGTTATTGAAAACCTATTTATTTGAGTACCCCTTTTTCTAGTAAATGCAAATGCAAATCGGCAAACCTCATCAGGATTACCACTATTAGTAATTGTGATATTCCCATCTAAAGCGAATCTGTAATTCCCATTCAATCCACTTGGACAAGTCCATTCATGGTTAGTAGTGCTTACCCCTGAAGGGTTGGTGTCGTTTCCGTTTGTGTTAAATGCTACTTTATAAACTTCTGAATTGTATTGAAATGAACTTGTAAAACTTAACCCCGTTGAATTAGTCATTAAGAAAGTGCGGTCTTCAACTTCAGCTCCAGTCATTCTAAACTCACCACCGCAGAAAGGTATAATTAAATTCTTGAATCTTTGACTATTAAAGAAGTTTGATTCATACCTATAACCAGCACCTAAAAAAATACTATCTACTACTTGTTTTGCATAGACAGCAGGGTACATCGTGAAAATATTATAATCGTTTTCGCTGCCAGTTACTGAGTTGCCTCTGTCAATTAGTGGATAAACATATCCACTCCCATCAGGTTGCGCACTTGCGTTGAAATTTACATAGGTGGTACCGTTCTTTATTATTGACGTTTCCCAGCTATTCTCAACATTCGTTTTATTCCAAACGTGGTTATATTCTGAAAGGTCAAGTTCAGTTAAGCTCAACTCCCCTAAGTCTTGAAATAGGTTTGCGAACTTTCCAATAATTACACATTCGTACTCTATTGCCCCATCTACATTTTTAATACTTGCTAACTGAATGTACCCAGTCAATTGCGGAATACCTTTTCTGTAAAGAATCGCATCAGCTTTTAAGTTCGGGTTAAAGTCAGGGTTAAAGTTTAAAGTTGAAGTGTTTATTGTGGAGCGGTCAAGATTAAATATAGCCGAGAAAATAGAATGGTTATTTGCTGTGCCGGGTATAGTCAAGCTCTTTGAATAGTCGCTCTGTCTTTTGTCGGGTTCTCTAATATCAACAATTGATTTATTAATAGGCATCGGTACACTATCATACAAATCAACGTTCCAAGTATTACTAACAATCCCTGAAGCGTTGTAAGCTATTATTTTTAGTTCTGTTTGGTTCATAGTGATTGTCTGTAATTATCAAAGGTGTATTCTAAAGTCAAGCTTAAACTGCTCAACTGTCTGTCGTTTACGTATTGTTTCTCTTCGTAGTTGGTTTCTTTAATGTTTACGGGTATATAAGTCGCTCCGTATTCCATCATTACAACTGGACTTAATAATAACTCTTTTAATCCAATCCATTCAGCATCTGTTAAGCCATCGGAATTAATTTGTATCGTGTCGGTAAACTTAGTGTAGTAATCCGTTTTAGCTCGGAAGGTTTTAGGATAATTCAGCGGTTGGAACTTCTTAAACATTTTCCTTTCAATGTCTGTAAAGTTTCGGCTAACTTTAGTAAACGTAAACGCATCAAATCCACCCAAGTTGTTTAACCAATGTAATCGGATAGGTGTGTACTTTTGACAACTTTTGTCAATTATGAAAGTTTTGCTAAAATAAGTTATTGCACCGCTACCACTCGTGTTCTGTCCGTTAACTCGGTAATAAACCGCAGCAGAATCAGTAAAGGCATAATCATATACTGATTTATAAAACCCTGTTGAGTTACCTGAGTTAGCGACATTGATTGAAACGATTGAACCGAATGAAGTAAAACTTGCATTTGATTGAATTAGTACTGAGTTATTCTTATCAAGCACTTGCACATTGATATTACTAAATAATCCCTCTCTATCAAACACAGTTAAAAACCTTTCCTCACCTTGTCGCAGTCTTTCTTGATAGGCTGTTTGATTCAAAGTCTTTAGTGAACTTTCAGGTGGTCCAATGTTTAAATCTGTAAAAGCAGTTTTACTCCAGTCTAAAAAATCAAATATTGCATTAGTTGAATGAGCGTTTGAACCACTTGAATAGAAGTTAGCTAAGTTCGGGTAAATTGTCGGGATGCCTGAAGCGTTATTTCTAACCTCTCCAAAGTCTACCCAATAATCTACTTTAGAGTTAGTGCAATGTTTAATACCTGAACTGTTATAACTTTGAAAGTCATAGCTTACATAGTTCCTTAATACTTCGCTAACATCCACGTCAACAGTATCAACACCCGGCTGTTTAGGAAAAGTTAGACGAGCTACTGGGTTTGTCTGTCCGCTTACGTTAATGTCCACTAAGAACTGAAAACCCGCTGCTGAAGCGTTGGTACTTTCCAATCCGAATACTAACTCATTATACACGTTTTGCCAATTGTTTGGCTGACTATTTATAATCATTTGAATTTGTTTATTATTGTTACTTCAATAGACCTACCTAAAGCATCGGCTAAACTTTGGGCAAAGGTCTGAATACTTTTTTCGCTCAGTGCATCGTCAATAAAGTGAGTTGGTTCTATACCTTCTTGTTTAATTACCATACCATAAGCATAAGCCATTTGTGTCTTTTCATCAATTTGGACTTTTTTTCTTTTAGATTTAGTTAAGTCTCTTGTTTGTGAATATCTGCTTTTGATTGGAAATCCTCGTTTAGTTATCCAGCTTCTGAGTGACTTGTTAAAAGCTGGGCTAACTGATTCTTTTTTGAATGAGTACGGAGAATTAAACTTGTTTCTGGTACCGCTTACCCCTTTATTCAGGAAGTCCCCGTAATAGTTCATATCAATAGCCATTGAAAAAGTAGTTCCGTTAGATACAATAGGCAAAGTGATAATTGACTGAACTAACTCCGATTTAGCGTAGTAAGCATCCCTTTCAGTCAGGTTGGACTTCATCGCATCGGACAAGCTATTGACAAAACGAATTACAGCCTCCTCAATCAACGAGTTAAACTCGGCTGGCTCGGTTAAGTCAGTTCCTAAGTCGCTCAGTAAGTTAGTGTAGTCTTGTTCCTGCATTCTGTCTCTTTATCTCTTCGGTGTGGTCTATATGATAGCTTACAACGTTCAAAAATTCTTTTAGCCCTAAATTAAAAAAGTAATCCCATTTTGTTTTGTCATGTCCAGCTAAATTATCTATTGTTGCAACCCATCCCCATTTTGTGTTAAAGTTCTGAGCTGGTTCTCCATCGTTTCCGCTTGACTCAGGAAAAAGTTTAGGATATTGTCCGATAATTTGCTTGATAGAGTGCAAAAAAAAAGCATGATTGGGTAAGCATCTTT